AACGGTGGGCGGGACTTTGGTTCCTTCCTCGGGGCGCTGGCAGAACTCGGGTATGGGTTCGCATACAGAGTGCTTGACGCTCAATACTTCGGAGTGGCCCAGCGCCGCCGTCGTGTGTTCGTTGTCGGATACCTTGGAGATTGGCGACCTGCCGCCGAGGTTCTTTTTGAGCCAGAAAGCCTGCGCCGGGATCCTGCGCCGAGCCGAGAAGCGGGGCAAAAAGTTGCCGGAACCTTTAAGGCACGCGCTAATAGCGGTGGCTGGGGAAGCGACGTTGAGTTAGCCGCTGGTGAGTATATGCAACCAGTAACCGCTCGCATGGTTGCGTTTGGTGAATACGTTGATGATGGTACGGCTAGTGCGATGAAGGCGCGTGATTACAAAGATGCGACCGATTTGATCGCGCAGCCGATTGTTTACGACACGACCAACATAACATCGCCGCAGAACGGATCAAACCCGCAGCCGGGTGATCCATGCTTCACGCTTGCAAAGGGTCAGCACCCGCCATTGTTGACGCAGCCGATGGCGTTTGATGGATATAACCAGACACTATCTACAACGTCGCAGACGATCCGATCCGACAAAACAGATGGCGACCACATTGGTATGGTATTGCAGGGCGTAGCGCAGCCGATTGCTTTTAGTCGCAATGATGATGGTAGAGATGCGACTAATGATTTATCGCCCACTATGCGAGTTGCTGGTAGGGCTGGTGGAATGTTGAGTGTGGTTCAGCCAATAGCCCCGACCTTGACCGCCACCAACGATCCGAGTCGTAGCCCACAATCAACCGAAGTCACCAACCAAGTCGCTGCTGTACACGCTGTCAGCATGGCTGTGCGTCGCCTTACGCCCGTGGAGTGCGAGCGCCTGCAAGGATTCCCTGACAACTATACCAACATCCCTTGGCGCAAAGCACCAGAGTCGCCTGACGGCCCGCGGTACAAGGCGCTGGGTAACAGCATGGCGGTGCCTGTCATGGGTTGGATTGGCAAACGAATTCAAATGAGGGCTGGCGCATGAACGGTCGCGGCAAGCGGAACAAGGGTGCGGCTGGCGAGCGTGAGCTGGCCAAGCTGCTGACCGATGAGCTCGGGTTCGTGGTCAAGCGCAACCTGGGGCAGGCCAGAGATGGTGCGGACGACATCACGATCCAGCACTTTAGGCTTGAGGTTAAGCGGCAAGAGCGGTTGCAGATTGATGCCTGGTCGCAACAGGTCGAGGCCTGTGCGCAGCCGCACGAGGTGCCGGTGGTAGTCTACCGGCGCAACGGCCAACCCTGGCGCGTCTGCCTTTTACTGGATGACTTTATACCTATGATGCGAGATCAGTTGGAGGGAAACAATGCAAACGAAGCTGAAGCTGGCTGATGACACGATGCCGCCAAAGAAAGAAAAGAAGCCGGATGACACGCCGAGTGTGTGGAACCCAAATTTCAAATACAAGCCAGCAGGCACAGCGATGGACTTAGCCGCGAAGTTCAAGCGCATCCAGCGTGAGCAGGCCAAGGCTGCGAAGGCAAACAAGGTGAGGCGCGTCAAATGATCCGACTTTGGCGAGCGTTTCGGGTTTGGCGTTATTCAGGGCTAGGCATTATTGCTGCAATTCGGCAGACGAGGCGGTATCTGAGGCGGCATGGTGGCCGCAGGTTATGAGCATTGCCAGCACTGTGACAGGCCGCACTGGAAGCCTCGCACTGTGCTGGTGGACGGCGTTGAGTTCTGCACGCACAGCGAAGCCTGGCGCTTCGAGTGCGAAGTGCGGTGGGCTCTGAAGCTGCCGGACAAAGCGAGGAAGCCGAAGGTTACCAAGATGCAATATTTACTTAGTGTCGAAGAGCGGCGCGGCATTGAGGGCAAGACCAAGCTGCGAAATGAAATGTTGAGGAGATATAAGAATGCAAAAACCAAGAAATGACCACCGGCTGCTGGACACACTGATTACTGAGCTCCGAGCTCGCAACGACGCGCACCTGGCTGTCAAGCTAGGCTGGCCGCAGGCGTATGTCAGCAAGATAAGAAACGGCAAGATGGGTGTCACAGCGGAGCGGATCTTAAAGATCCACGACGCGACCGGCTGGGAGATCAAGCGGATCAAGGGGTTGATATGAATACCAAGTTCTGCACCAGCTGCCAATGCACCAGGGAAGAGGCTGGCGGGATCTACAGGCGCGGGAAGAACACAGCGCGGTGGATCTGTAAGCCGTGTGTGGAAAGGCGCTCAGAGAGCCCGTATCGCAACCACAGCGGCCAGATCACGCCAGAGGCGCATGTCAGGAAGCTGGCAGGTCAGCTGCGGTGGCGGTAATGGCTATCGCATTCTTTGGCGTGCTGCTGATGACCATCGGCGGCTTGATTGGATTGGCTGGCATGGTTATTTGGGTTGCGCTGATTGCAGGCGAGGGGGATGAATGAATATTTATACGCACAAGTTCGCGGTGCGTTGCCCGAACAACAACAAGCAGGTTTTCTATGAGCTCGAGATCCATTCGGAGCAGATGATCTACGTCGAGAAGATTGTCATCGCCTGCGAACTTTGGGAGTGTGAATTCCACGAGAAGATGGCCGACCACTTGGCGCATCAGTTCCCGAACACAAGACAGTTTCTGCGAGCTCACCATCATGGCGTGGACGTAGAAACCGTCAGGGGCGATCTATGACGATCCATTACCACGGCACGCCAATCACGCCCAGGACTGTCCTGCAGCAGCTGGCGGGTCGTTTCTTTTGCGTGTCGCACTACCGGCCTGATGATGTGGATTGGTGCCACAAACATGGCCAAGGCGTGATGCTAGACAACGGCGCATTCTCGGCATGGCGCTCGGGCAAGCAGACAGATTGGGCTGGGTTTTATGGTTGGTGCGAACAGTGGCTGGACTATCCGACCAGCTGGGCAGTCATCCCTGATGTAATTGTTGGCGACGAGTTCGACAACGATGCCTTGCTTGATCAATGGCCGCATGGTCAGCGTGGTGCGCCGGTCTGGCACATGCATGAGTCAATTGACCGGCTGCAGCGGCTTTGCGACAGCTGGCAGCGGGTCTGCATTGGATCGTCAGCTCAGTATGCGGTGGTCGGCTCAAGCAGCTGGCACCGCCGGATGACCGAGGCCATGAACGTGATCTGCAAGACAGGCCGAGTGCCGACTTGGTTGCACATGCTGCGAGGTATGGCTGCCACCCGCTTTGGCTATCCGTTTGCCAGCGTGGACAGCACCGACATTGCTCGCAATCACAACCGGGGCGTGCCGGTAAGGCAGATGGCTGATCAGTGGGATTCGATTCAATGCCGACCACATTGGCAGCAGGCACCGCTTCAAGCTAGCCTGTTGGAAAGGGTGGCATGACTCCAATGCCTGATAACGTGGTGCAGTTCGCGTTGCCCAAGAAGCCTAAGATCCGCGAGAAGGAACCAATGCCAGACCAGCGCAAGCTGGTTGTGGTGCCGATCCGAGCAGCCACGGATAAGACATTGACCGAGGGCATGTTGCGCACGCTGTTGCTGGTGGCCAGCTACTGCAACCGAGCTGGGATCACTTGGGTCGGGCAAGCTAGGCTAGCTCAAGACCTGGGAGTCAGCAGGCAGGCAATCACCCGGCAAGTCGGCAAGCTAGTCAAGGCTGGTTACCTGGAAGTAATCAGCAAGGGCTGGCGAGGCGAGAGGTCAAACAGCATCCGGCTGATCTTCGATAAGAGCATTGACGCTGAGACAGCTGTGGCAGTCACCAGCCGCATTGAAGACACTAGGACACCGCTAATGAAGGAGAAACAGATGCAGGACATGACACCAGATCCAGAAGGATTGAAGCGCATCCACGACATGATCAACGGAGTAATTAAGCCAGTTCAACAACCACCAAGGGAGTACCAAATGCCAAAGTCAGGAGACACAGTCACGGTTGCTAAGATGAAAGAACAGATAGCAAAGAAGAAAGCAAAAGCAGTCAATACGCTACCACCAGAGGTTGCCAATGAAGAGGCAACACATAGGCAACCTAGACCTGTGGATAACTCCGCTCATAGGCAACATGATCGGCTACATCCAGAGGTTGCGTTAAACACAGAAAACATAAGTATAGATAAAGTATTAAGGTTATTTTTAAATAAAGGTTTTAATGTTTTAAGCAACCAAGAATCAATTCAACACATTGCAAATGAAACAACAGTTGCAGAACTGGAAACGCTAATGGATAAGTTGTCAGATCGCTATGCAGCTGAAGGTTTGCCCTTGCCGACCGATGGCGCGATGCTGGCCAACGACCTGATCATGCTTCAATCGGATGAGCTGACAGCGCGGCATGGCATTTAAACGCGATCTAAGGTACCTACAAGGCGCGATCAGGGTGCAGGTAATAGGCAGACATGGGTACGCATGGCAAACGGCTCTAAGGGGCTGTAATCCAAAGTGTCCAAAGACCAAACGAACGTATGGTGTTTTGACGTGTCCGGAAGGCAGGGGGGGTAACGACGTGTCTGCGTTGAAGCGATGCCAGCACAACCTGGCTGCAGGATCGATTGCGTTATCAGGATGGCATGGTACGTTGTCAAAAAGGCACCCCTTGCCCCCTCCCCCGTCATGAGCGCTAGCGGGGGTTCCCCACAATTTTTCCCCACTTTTTTGTCTGGTGGGTTTTTTGCAACAACTTAGGAGATTAACAACATGGGATGGGAACATAAGCCGAACTTTGGCAGTGCGTTTATCAACAAGGAAAAGAAGGAGGATTGGCACGCTGCCTACCGTGGTGACGTGATGTTGCCGGATGGCACGGTGCATTACCTTGACTTGAATCCTGCTACGACTAAGGCGGGTGAGCAGTACTTCAAGATCAAGATTGGCAAGGTGAAGTCGATTGGTGCGCCGCCTTTGTCTACGCACAACCAGGCCAAGGGCAATGGCTTTCAGCCGCAGGCTGACGAAGAGATACCCTTCTGATGCCAGCTAAGAAACAATCCAACGTAGTACCGCCCCTGACCAACTGGGGTGGTACTCGCTCAATCCAGCGTCGGTTGGAGCGCTCAAACACCCTGATCCAGAACCGAGAAGCGGTCAGTTACGCTTTGCTGTGCATGGCCAACACCAAGATCACGGACATCATGACCTGGGATGAGGACGGCCAGGTCAAGGTCAAGGCTGCGCACCAGATCCCTGAACACGCTTTGCAGGCGATCAAGAAGGTATCGGTCAGAACTGACAAGGAAGGCAACAGTTTCTTGGACATCGAGCTGTACGATAAGGTCGGTGTCTTGCGGCTGCTGGCCAAGGCGAGTGGCCTGCTGGACAACCCGGACGAGAACGACAAGCCTAGCGTGATTGATGTCAACGTGGTCGCGCCAACGTCTGGCCAATAATGAGTCTTTGGAGGAAACGTGTCAAAAACGAAAGAGCAGTCCAGCAAGACGGTGTCGAGCGAGGGTCTGAGGTTCGACTTCAGCGAGAGCCCGGTGATCTACGACTTCTTCCAGAGCAACGCCTTCGTCCAGGGCGTGATGGGGCCGGTGGGCTCCGGCAAGAGCTACGGTTGCGC